ACACCTCTTGGTATAACGAGACGCTGAACACGGCGACCAGAGGCGCTCGGCGTGAGTTCCCTGCTGTTGCTGTGATTGTGGCTGAGGCTGATAAGGTCACGATCTACGATGGTGATGACCCTGCGCTGCCGATGTGGATGGTGTTTAATACTGGAGCAGGAGATATTCTCAGAAACCAAACAGTTTCTAGTCTGTCTGCGTCTTCTGGTGTTCTAAGCGTTGGCGGGTCAAATCAAGTGCAGGCCATTAGTTTTGTTGCGGACAAGGCTACTTGGTTTGCGGCGAACGCTGCTTACGGCGGAGACTATAACTCTCTTTCGGAGCGAAACAGCGGGACTACACAATATTTTATTAACACGGGCGCTGGCCTACCAATTATCGTCAACAACACCGTCAACGATGTAGCCATGACCGTCCTCCCCGACGCCCCGATTGACCCTGCGACTGGGCTTCCTGTGCCTACGATTGCTGTGGCGACGGATGGTGGCGTGAGTGTGATTAAGGATGATGGGACGGTTGTTGATAGTGCGGCCAGCTCTGCGATCTTAATTGCCACGACCGATGAGGGAGTCTGGTGGACCACCGAATTTGCAAACCAGATGTATTTTGCAACGTGGACAGACGTTTACGCAGGTGATGGGTTCGGAGATTTCGTAGGGTCTATTACGGCTGGTTTGGCCGCCATCGACATGCTGACACGGGCAAGAAGTGGTATTATCTCAACTGGCGACCTTCTTGCTTTAGGAAGTAACGTAGAAGACGGCCTCATGCTCCACCAACCCAACTACACCGACCAATCCAAAGGCATGTCTGCCCTACTCACCTCCACCTACAACACCGGCTGGCTTCCCGGCGACATCAAGGGTGCCTTCCTGTCTGACACCGACGACACTGACTTGGTGGGTAGCGGTGAGTTGGTGACGAATGGCACGTTTGATACTGATACGAGTGGGTGGACGGATGCTTCTGAGGGGACTGGATCAGTCTCTTGGGATGCTTCTGGCGCTATTAGTTTGAACAACCCAGCGGCTTCTGGTACCGAAGAAGGTCTGGCATATCAAATTATCAACACTGTGGTTGGAGTGCCTTATACTTTAACTCTTTCCAAATCTGGTGGTGGTAGCATTACACAGATCGGCAATGGCATTGGTAGTAGTCAATCTTATCAGAGCGCCAATAACAATGTGGATGTGTTTACTACGTTTGTTGCTACAACGACTACAACTTACATCACGCTTCGGAACTTTAATGTTTCAACTCCTGCCCTTGTAGACAACATCTCCGTCAAACTCGCAGACGCAGACAGAAGCGTGAACAACAACGGCCTGATCGTCAACGGCACGGTGACCCGCACATTTGTGGACGAGGTCTGATATGGCCTATAATCGAATGACAAAAGAGGAAGAGGCATTCATCGTAGCAAACGATGCAGATATGTCTGTCCGAGAGTTGTGCGAAACCCTTGGTCGTAGCAAGGGGACCATCGACAAAACGAGGAAGCGTCTTGGTCTGCGTAAGGATTTTCACACGCCTTGGTCAGCAGATGAGTTGGAAACGCTACGCACAAACGAGACACTTTCAAGTTCTGAGTTGGCTGATCTATTCCCTGATCGCAGTCTTAGCAGCGTAGTTTCCGCACGGAAGCATAACGGGCTTCGGATGGTTCGTTCCTGCTTTATGTGTGAGCAACCCTTTACCGCCAAGGAAAGCAACACAAAGGTTTGTTCTGACTGCAATCCTGAGGGCCTCTATGACAACAAAAACCCAATGGCCCGATATGGCCACTACAAAGATGGTGCAGCGGTTCGGGGTCTTACCTTCAACCTGACTGGCCCAGAGTTTTGGTCGTTTTGGCAGAAGCCTTGCACCTACTGCGGGTCGGACATCGAGACTATTGGCCTTGACCGCATTGACCCTTCGCAGGGTTATTTTGTCGAAAACGTAACGCCGTGCTGCGCTCGCTGCAATGAGATGAAGCTGGCTGATGACTTGGACACATGGGTTTCTCACATGAAGAAAATCCTACAGCACATGGAGAATAATCATGGGTAAACTTGTAGCCTACTCTGGCTTCTCTGCTAGCAACTACCTTGAGCAGCCGTATAACTCGGACCTTGATTTTGGGACGGGTGACTTCTGCGTGATGGGGTGGGTGAAGCTGTCTGCAACTCGGGGCGATATCTTTATTAGGTCTGATGGAGATTTAACTGTTAGGGTGGAATACAACTCCCCCAGTCTTTATATGAGAATAACTGATAATGGCTCATATGATGATTTTGCTGGGGCTACTGCATCAGTAACAATAGGCTCTTGGATGCACTTTGCTTTCGTTAGGTCATCAGGAGTCATATCTTCTTTCATAAATGGCGATGTAAAAACGTCCACGGCTAACACTCGTGACCTAACAAGAGTTGATAGCACATTAAAAATTGGTGGTGGCTATGCCAACCCGCAGCTAGGCTCGCTAGCCCTCCTGCGCATCTCCGCCACCGCACCCACAGCTTCTCAAATTGAGAAAATCTACGAGGACGAGAAGGTGCTGTTCCAAGACAATGCCCAAGCCACGCTTTTCGGTGCAAGCGATGCGGTGACAGCCTTGGCTTTTGACGACACCACTCAAATGCTCCACGTCGGCACCAGTGCAGGGCGCAGCGTCTTCCAAGGTCTGCGTCGAGTATCCAACACAACGACTGCGGTCGGAACTGCAATCAGTGCCTCTAACAATCTAATCGCTGAGGAGTGATCCAATGACTGTGATTATCGAAAAGCCAGCGATCAACCTCCGCGAGGAGCTAACCAGTCTCAAGGCGCAGCGGCGAGGGGCTACGCTCCTCCCGCAGCAGACCTACGCAGGGGACGCCTCGACCACCGACTTTGCCTTGCCTCGTGGGATGAAGCCTTACGCTGTGTTCAATGCAGGCTCGCTGGCCCGTGAGGGGTCTGGCGATGACTACACCGTCAGCTTCGACGGGTTCATCTACACCGTCAGTTTCGCTGTGGCTCCCGGCTCTGGCGATGATGTCACTATCTGGCCGGAGGAAGCGTGATGGCTGTGCATGAAGACGTGATTACGGAACTGGGCCTGCACAAGGGCGCAATGCCTCTGACGGGCGGTCAATTCCGCAAGCGGGTGCAAGCCTACCTTCGCCGTGAGTGGCACCCTCTGCGCCGTGAGCAGGACGCTGCTGGCTATGCTGCATGGGTCGAGAGCATGATGCCTACGGTCACGCAGGCTGAGGGATACTTCGTGTTCAACCACCAGCTCGCAGCCTACCGCAAAGCCATGGCTCGGCTCGCTCAATACCGTCTCGCTGATGGTCGCCCTGAGCTGACCGAAGAGCAGCCGACTGGCCAATACGATGAGCAAGGCAACGAGGTCATGGAGACTGTCGTGGTGCAGACCGCGATTGATCCTGTCGAGCCTACGGTTGAGCAGCCTGTCTATGACGACGAGGGCAACCAGACTGGCACCGAGACTGTGACGAACCCTCTCATTGTGCAAGACGACGCTGAGCGAGCTGAGGCGCAGGCTGTGGTGGATGCTACGCCGCAAGAGATCAAAGACTTCTAAGCTGCGGAGATAGACGTGGAACTCATACTTCAATTCTGGCCAGTCGTAGCGGGCTTTGTGGCACTTGGTGCTTGGCTGGTCCGTCTTGAGGCGCGCGCGATGGACAACACCAAAGAGATCAAGCGGCTGTGGAACCAGCGCAAAGAGGACATCCAAGCCTCGAAGGAAGCGCGCGAGGACACGAACAGGATGCTGGCCGAGATACGCGACGACATAAAAGCCCTGATTGCGAAGGTGGGCCACTGATGCGGAACTTTGACACTCTGATCGTCCATGCATCGGCCACGCCGCCTGACTGGATGGCGGGCAAGGGCGTTAAAGCCAAGCGCGATGAGATTGATCGGTGGCATCGGGAGCGCGGCTGGTCTGGTATCGGGTATCACTACGTTATCGACAGAGACGGCAGCATCGCAACCGGGCGGCACCTCAACAAGACCGGCGCGCATGTGAAGGGCCACAACACCGGCAGCGTCGGCGTGTGCCTTGTGGGTGGTCGCTGGCCGCATGGCCCTTGGGGCTTAGCGACTGACGACTTCGCAGATCACTTCACGCCCGAGCAAGACGCTGCCCTTCGCAGCCTCATCACTGACCTGTGCGAGCGGTATCCCGCAATCCAGCACATCAAGGGCCACAACGACTACACCACGGCTAAGGGTTGCCCGTGCTTCAAGGTGTCTGAGTGGCTCACAGGCGGGCGCACACGGCCCTCTGTGCCGAACACGGTAGCCACACGCCCGAAACCCCAGATCGTCGCTCCTGAGCCAGCACAGCGGCCCACAGGGCTGGCTGCGCTGTTCGCCCGACTTCTGGCAAAGCTGCGGGGTGACGCATGAGCTACTTTCGCCCCGCATCGCTAACGTGGTGGTCTGGCATCTTGGCCGTCCTGACCGGCATCTCGGCAATGGTCATGCCCGACAGCTTTGCGCTGACCGAGATGGGCCGCTTGCTTGCCATGTTCGCGGGTTCTGCCGATGCATCCCCCGCCGCGCTGGTCTATCTCGGCCTTGGCCTGATCGGCATTCGCGCCAAGCTGGAACGCGCATACGCTGGGAGGCCGGAATGAGTGATCTAGCCGTGATCCTAGGCGGGCTGGTGGCGCTGATCCTCGGCGTTCTCGGCTTCGGGCAGATGCAGAAGCGGGCCGGAAGAAAGGAAGCTGAAGATGAGGCAGAGAAGGCTGACACAGAGCGCGCGCTGGACATTCGCGCTCGCGCTGATCGGGCTGATGAGCGGTTGCGGCGATTCGATGATGCGGGCTTCCGAGACTGAGGTAGCGATCTGTGAAACCCTCGGCTACGCGCTCCCTACGCGGTCAAGGAACGATACGCAGACCACCATCAACGAAATCACCAGTCTCTACGCTACCTTTGCCGCAGTCTGCCCTGCCCAAGAGGTGATGATCCCATGAACCGCCAGATGGCCAGATACTATCTTCGAAGATACAAGGTCAGGCCGTGGCTTCAACGCATCATCCTAGCCGTTTTCACGAGGCCGGAATGACGCGCTTGTGTCTAGCATTTGCCGCTCTGCTATGCACAACGCCGGTTGTGTCGAGCGCCCAAGAGACAAGCCGATACTGGTGGGCCGAGCGCATGATCTGCATACCCGACGCTCAGATGCCCCGCCATGAGGCTTGCGGCCTGTCTCGCATTGGTCCGTGGGCAAGCCGAGAAGAGTGTGTGCGGCATGGCTCAACGGCGTGGGCTATTGAGCAGGAGCGCATGGTCAAGTCAGGCTGGGGCGGGCTGCTGATGGAGCGTCAAATCTCTTGCACCTATCGCGGCCCGCAGCATACCATCTCATAGCGCCGTCTTGATTTCACCGCCCTGTATCTCTGCGCGGCGCTCAACTGGCCCTCGGCTTAATCGCCGGGGGCTTTTTCAAAGGCAGGATTGCCGAAGTCTGGCGGCTCGACGCCGTTGGAACCGTTTACCCAGCCGCTCAGATACGCCTCCGCATGGGCTTTAGCTACTGCGCGGTCAAGGTCCGCTTGGGTATGTAGCGACCCAAGCGATGCGGCTTGTCTCCAGCGGTGCCGCTCTGCCTCGGCTTCGTCAAGGGCGGCGATCAGCGCTTCGATGCGGTCAAGCACCATCCGTGGCGTCAGTATTTCTTCCGTGGGGCACTCTGGCCATGTTTCCCAGAAGCACTCATTCGCGCGACCGTCAGAAACCCATTCTTCGCAAATCCGCTTCACTAGATCGTCACTCATCCCTGTTCCTCCGTTGCGCGGTAGTCGGCGACAATGCCGGCCTCGGCTTGACCCATAAGGGCAAGCAGCTTCTGATCTTCCCAATCTTCGGGGTCTAGAGTGTCGCGGCGCTCTTCCAGAAGCATTCCAACTTCGTTGGCCCATGCGCGGGAAATCATATCGTCGGTGTCAGACATCGCTCTTGCCTCCATATTCAGCGATCAGGGCGCGGGCATCTTCACCCAACTGCTCATAAGTGTATCCCACATCGTCAAGCACGGTCTGGACCGCCGACGCTACGGCCTCGGCCATGAGGCGTTCGTGAAGGTCGGTGCGGATGTAGCAAACGTCATTTGGGAATGAAAGGTTTTCGTTCCCTGTCCAAGCTTCGCTTTCAGATTTTACGTCAAGCCATATCCGCTCAGGCGCGGTGTTCTGTGTGTCTCGGGGCTTCGCCTCTTGGTCATTGGTCATCGGTCTTCTCCTGTAGGGCGGTTTCCGCGCGGTTCATTGTCAGACTGAGGCTTGTGAGGTTTACGCTGCCGTGGGCGACCTGAGCATGGAACGCCAAGACTTCCATAAGCGCCGCCTCCAACTCCGCCACACGGGCATTGAGGGTGTCACGCTCTGCAACTGCTTCAAGTCGGGCCTTGTCGGCGCGCTCTAACCAGTCCTCGCACTGAAATAGCAATGCTTTGTCGGCATCACACTCCGCCACACGGGCGGTGAGGTTATCAATGTAGTCTGCCGCAGCCAAAGCAGGACTACACAGAATGCCATCATTTGATTTGGTTGCGAGTTCTCGCAATCTTTTCGTGTCAGTCATCGTTCTTCTCCTTCGCCAGCCGTGCCAGCGTTTCCCTGATCGCGGGCCACAGCGCCCGCTTGATGCGGTTCGGGCAAGTGCGCCTTTGGTTGCAGTCGTGGTTGCAGCAAATCATTGCTTTCTCCTAGTAAGCATCTGGTGCAAGTGGCTTAGCTCGACGTGGTGTCTTGAGCTTGCGTCTTGGCCTGTCCCACTTGATGCCGTTGTTCTTGAGGTATTTGTTTAGCCCAGAAAGGCTGATGCCAAGAAAGGCAGCGGCGCCCTTCTGCGTCATCTGGTGTGCTTTGCAGTATTCAATGATGAGGCGGCGCTCTTCTTTGTGCCGCTTACTCATCTCATGCCACTTTTCTATGCGCATGATTCCTCCACAAAAAAGCCCAGCCAGAGGGAGGACTGGCTGGGCAGGTAGTCAGGAGAGAAGTAGCCTGACGTTAGAACGGGATGTCATCGTTCACAAGCCCAGCGTCTGCACTTTCCTGTTGACGCTCTTGCTTGTCGGAGACTGACATCGTGAGGTAGGGCCTGCCGTCTTTCATTTTCTTCCATGCGGCGAGGCGCTTCTCTGCGTTGAACATGCGAAGCTCAACAGGCCCGGTGTAGTCGGGCTGGTTCTCTGCGCTCTTGTCGTTCTGGAACAGGGTGCCAATGCGTTGATACACACCGATCACAGTCTTGCCAGACTTGGTTATGTCTTTGACCAAGACCATGTTGTCATCAATGCCTTCGATGTTGAGCTTGCCTTGCAAGATCATCTGCTGCGTGTCGAAAGGCGGGAAGGCTGCGCCTCGGTTCGTGTTGTCATAGTCGGACATCAGTGTCTCCATCTTGATAAAGGGAATAGGCTTGCGCGCCCGCTATCGACGGGCGAGCGCGCTGCGCTTACCAGCCCACGCTGGCCTTACCTGCCTTGGAATCCTCAACATACTTGTTGCCGTCATGCTCACCAAGGAACACATCAGCGTTGAAGCCAAGGTGCGACAGACCTTTGGTCAGGCCATCGGTGACTGCCATCTTGGGTGCGTCTTCGTTGAGCCTGTTCTTGGCTGCATCGAAGAACTTGCGACAGCCGGGGAACGGGCCGAACGTGTTGCCCTGATTACCATGCCATATGGTGACATCGCAGATCACAGCCGTGTCGCCATTGGACAGATTCACAAAGCGCGTCTCGCTATGCCAGCCCCAGCCCTCGCCAACAGGGCCGAATGCCTGAGTGGCACAACGCACCTGATACATCGGATCAATCGCAGTGAAGGTGCGAGAGCCAAAGCTGACAGGCTTGAGATACTTGGGGTCAGACTTGCTGACTGAGTTCCACAGTTCGAGTGACATCATCCTCTCCTTTTTGTGATGCGCAGCGAGCCATTCTTGGCGCGCTTGACGGTGAGCAGGCCGCAGTAAACTTCACGTTCATTGGTTGCGACCATTTCTTTCAGGCTCTTCTTGGCCCCTTCGAATGCACGAGCTTGATCTTCGTTCTCGACGTAGGTGTGGGCGGCGTCGATGAAGGCGTTGTCTGTGCTGGCGTCACGCTTGACCATGTCGTCCACCGCAATGCGGTCGATGCTGAGGTCGGGGACACTGAAGCCAAGCGGCTCTTCATCGCGTAGAACGTAAGCCCAGAAGTCTGACACCACGGCCCACATAGAAGCGAAATACTTATCGTCTCTGGCAACGTATGACGCCTCCCACTTGTTGTTGCCGAAGATTGCAGAGAGCCATGCACCTTTGGCGTCAGCCGCCCTGATGTAGGTCTGAAGCTGGGGCATGTAGTATTCGAGCAGAGACTCCATGCTGTTGTGAGCGTGAGTGTGCTTGGCTTCTACGATCTCGTTGTCGCCCGTGATGCCGTCGATGGTGGCTTTGATCGGAATGTCTCCGATGTTGTCGAAGAACATTTTTTGGTGGCCGGTGACTTTGAAGCCGACCCGATGCTCGAACCACTTGAGGTTGAAGGACTCGGTATGAATCCCAAGCTGCACAGCAATGTTGTCACTGAGGTCCGCAGGCGCTGCTCGTCCAGTCTTGACTTGCCAGAGTTCAAGCCAGTCGCCTTGCATGATCTTGATGGTATCACTACCACCGATGAATCCCATTCTGTTCATGATCTTCTGTCTCTCCAGACTGCTTATGTGCGACAACGTAAGGCATCATATCCTCCATTGTCAAGTTGGTGTTGGCGATCAGGTCGGCCAACATTCGGGCAGTCAGCCATGTGCTGCTGATGGCTTCGCCTGCTTTCACTCTTTGCTCGGTGATTTTGTATGGGCAAAACTTGGTGGCTTGCTTAAAGCTGACGCCGACCGCCTTGGCCTTGGTCACTTCACGACAAGCGTCGATGAAGTCTTTGGGTGGGGGCAAGGTGCGGCCACGCGCATGTTGCACCACATGCTTGGACACCCCTGTTAGGTAGTGAGTGAACCGCTCACCTGAATCGACACGAGGCAGGTTGGCATTCACAGCCTCGGCCACATCTTGCAGGGCAACGCCCTTGTCCACGCTGGAAGGGGCAGAGAAGCGAGGCAGCATCTCCTTCTTGAGCCAGCCTCGCACCATCTCCATGCGCATCTCATAGTTCATATATCACCTCGCGCTTTGGCTAGGGCGGCTTTCATCATCGCTCTAGCACGTTCTCCGTCGCCGCTCTCGTAGACATACTCTAACGCCTCATACAGATCAGGCGCGGCAGCGATGAGGTGTGCGTCTGCTTTGTCTACAGCACTCGAACAATGCTCAACTGACGCAACAATCCCATCATCACATTCAATGATCCATGCGTTGCGTCCTAGATGAAGAGCGCTCCACGGTCCTTGTGTCCATTGCCTTCTACAACCCATCGACATCTCCCCAGTCAGATTCGCTTTGCCATAGCTCGTCATCCCAACGCTCACCGTTGAGCCACGTCGCAGGGTAAGGAACATACTGCATGGGCGTCTGCTCGTTGCGAATGTGATCAGCAAAGCGCATAGCCCCAAGCACAATGGCGTTCGGGTCAGCTATCTTGCAGGCATTGGCAAACGCACGGCGCGCATGGCCCTTGCCTACGCGCTTGGGATACGCATTCCAAAACGCATCGAAGAGTTCTTCAGGCTTCGGTGGCTGCCTCAGATTTACGACTGCCATTCTTCATCTCCATCTTGAGTGTGTTTGTGCCATGACACACAGAAGTGTGATGACACCCCCAGACCATTGCAATCTTGCACAGTGACCAACCTTCATTGCGCAAGGCAAGCCAAGCCCGCCACCTAGCACGGGTGATAGGCTTAACCTTGGTGGTCATGTCCATGATGTCTTGCGGTGAGATATCTGTTTCGGCTGCTGCTTTGGCTACAGCTTGCCTCACCTTGGGACTCATTGCGTCGGCCAGTTTTCTTTGTTGGGGTCGAGACGATACTCAGCGTATTGCACCTGATCTTCGAACGGGTGCTGTATCATCTCTTTGAATATCGGCCAGCCTTCTTTGCGAAGATCGTAGATGCGCGAGGCCAAACGAAAACATCCATGTCGCTCGAGCGCTTCGGCGGGTGTGATCTTGCGGCCCTGCATCAGCTCATTCAGGATGCCCTGTTTCTGATTCATCATCTTCTCCTAACAGTTTGGCGAACACTTCGCCGCTCATGATGACTAAGGTTTGCGGCGTTCCTCGCCGTCTTTTGTAGAGAGCTATGTCTCTATTATCCAAAACAGAGAAGGGGCTGGGGAAGCCTGATTTGTCTCTGTATTTGACCTCTGCTACCAGCTCGTGCCCCAAGATTTCGAGCTTGATGTCGCCGCTATACTCTCCTCCCAATGATCCTGAGAGGGGCTGGCGCTTGGCTTTGATGCCAATGGATTGGAGCCATTTGACGAACCACTTTTCGTGAAACGTTCCTTTGTTCTTATTACGGTTGGCCATGTTTCATCCCTGTAGCAGCGAATGCAGATCGTCCAACAAGAGTCCAGGCCTTTGAGCAGGCAGACGTAATGATCTGCCAGCTGCTCACATGCTTCGCACATGGCTTGCTTACCCAGCCTTGGATTTCTTGAGCGCTTCACGGTGTGCCCGAAGTGCATGGAGTTCATGCAGTGCATGATTGACCAAGCGCGCCGTCTCGTAGCGCAGCTCAGTGTCACCCTTCATCGTGCGGTAGTAAGTAGAATCAGCAATGTCCTTCCACTTGAAGGCATCGAGCAAGCTCACGCCCAGCTCTTCAGATTTAAACTGAAGAATCTCAAGGTAGCTTTGCAGGCGGTTGGACATTTGATTCCTGTGTTTCGACACCGAGAGATCAAGCTCGGTGGCCCTGATGTCAGGGTCTTAAATGCCAGCGCACGGAATGTGGCGCATTCGGTAGCGCGCGACCAACTGCGAAAACCACCAGAGCGGTATATGTCAGTTGATGTTGCGTTGTGTGCGCTGGCATAGGCTTTGTTGCACAAGTGCAGTCAGCCTGTCAACGGGGAACCCACATCTTTGCATTGAACTCGTCTTGTCCAATGCACTTGATCCGGCCCTGCTGGCTTAGCTTCATGATGATCTTGCGGCTGTAGCTTTCAGTCACCCCATACTTGGAGACAAGATGGCGACTCATGAGGGGCGGGTATTTCTTGGCGAGGAACATGGCTCGGTTGCACATCTTCTCGCCCGCTGACTCGGTTACACGCTTTCTCAGCGTGGCCTGTGCGCCCTTCCTTGCGATGGCTTGCAGCTTGGCTTGCTTGGTGGCGTCGGCTGGTGGAGAGGGGCGATGCCCCTCTGCCTTGTTCAGTGCCATCCATTTCTCAGCGTATGCCTCTTCATACAAGATACTTAAGGAAGTCTTCGTCGCACTGGAGATCGTGGTCTGGTCTTGGCTCACAGGTTTCTTCCCATTTCTTGGTTGCTCGGCGCACAAACTTATCACGGTCAAAGCCGGGATTATGAGCGGCAAGGATGTCAGCCCACACAAGAATCTGCGTGGGCCAAGAGGCAGATGCACCGAAGTCATCTGCCATTTGATCAAAGGTCGTGTGCTTGGTCAGGTTCTGCGACATATCTTGCTCCGTTCTTGATGGTGTCAGTCAGTGCGGCGTAACCGCAAATATCAACGAGGCTATCGAACTGTGCCTCTTCTCTGCACCTGCTGATCTTGAGAAGGATCATGCACATGGCGACCTGCTCGGCCTTGATGGGGTGGCCAAGGTAGGTTGACCACATCGCAGCGGCTGCATCGAAGGAGTGTTCGGCTTCGCCATAGTCACGCTGACGCTCACCATGAATGATGTTGTCAGCGTGGTTCAGGACTCGGTGTTTCATATGATTCCTTTCAGTCGGAGCATCAGGGGGATGTCACCGTTCATGTGCTTGGTGTGCGGCTCTGACAGGTTTGCCTCAGCCACTTCATAGACTGCGTCATAGATTGCGTTGGCAATTTTCATGGCTTCAGTCAGGTCAAACTCCGCAACGAGGTCACCCTCTTCAGAGAAGATAGTCAGCCCCGAAGGGCTGCTGATCCAGTTTTTCATTATGCAATCTCCGTCCACTTGTTGCTGCTCATGGTGCGAGCAATCTGATCTTCACGGTTACGGCGAGACACCTCGGGGTTCTTGAGGTCAGAGGTGTGGCTCGACCAGTAGGTCATGGCGTTGTAGAGCGCCCACTTGTTAGCACCCAGCTCACGCTTCTCGTTGCGCCAGATACCAAGCAGGTTCTCAAGCTGCTTTTCGTTGGTCTTGGTGGTGTTGACCTGACGGGTGAAGGACTTGGCCAGCGTGTGCTTGAAGAATGTCTCGGCCATCTCATCGCTGACCTGCACTCGCATCCACTCACGCCACAGGTCAGGCGATTGCATGAAGGCGTTGAGACCCTGACCAATCTTGTCAGCGGTGCCTTCGATGTTGATCGACTGAGTGTGCTTGAACTTGCTGCGAGCTACAGCATCGGGCGTGGTGCAGCCATTGAGACACCACAAGCGCAAGCCTTCTGCGTTAGCTTGGAAGGACCAGCTGCCATCGTAGCTGTTGAAGAAGCTCACACGGAAGCGAACGTAGTCACCGACCGCAGGCTGCACGGTAAGGTCATTGAACAGAATCTCACCGCGCATCTTGGCCCCGCCGTCAGCGGTGTAGAACTTGAGGTCATAGTCACGGCTGAGGTTGGCCTCCTTCACTGCGTCGATGACTGACTCAACGATGGTGCTGTTGGGGACGAGGCGATAGCGGGAGCCGTGAACACCGAGGACGTTGTGGTTGTCGGTGCGCACGACTGCGGATGAGCCGGGTATCTCAATGCCGCGGGCATCGAAGACAGGCTGAAGCTCGACCGGGAAGTCCCAGTCATTCGTTGCGATGTCGAACATTAATTCATCTCCTGTTAGCGGTAGTCTTTGTGAAGGTTGTTAGCTTGGTTGTCACGATAGCCCATAAGGTAGGCTTCGATCTCTTCCTTGAGCATGTCGTTTTCTTCGATGCGGCGGAACCCATCGTAGTAGTGAGGCTGAGGCGGGCGCATATACCAGCTGTCAGCTACGCCCCTGTCGTATGGGCTGCCGTGATGCATGGCGGGCTTGGTCATGTCAGGCTCCGAAGATGATGAGGTCTGTCATTACAGTTCCTCCATCTTGATGCTGTTGCAGTCGGGCTTGCCGTTTTCGGTGATTACGGTGCCACGACCAATCACTATTCCGTCAGCGTTGACGATACTTACATATTCCAGCTTCCACTTGGGTTCGGGGCGGACGCGGTAGGCGGCGTCAGTATCCCAAAGCGGATATTTAGCTGTATACCATTTGGTATCATCATGACACTCAATCACCTTCCCCTCATGGTGGGCCAACAGCAGTGCGCCCTTTTCCTCTGGGGTCATGTCACGCCAAAGCTTCGGGGTGTCGGACGCTCGGGAGACGATGCGCCACCGCGCAGCGCCCCATGTCCATTCGCCGCCGCTTTTCATTTTGCAAAAGTCGTATGTATGATTGTGGGCGACTTCCTCTTTGAAGCCCTTGCAATGCTCCACCACGTCCCCCGGCTTCACGTTGAGTTCGCGCAGGGTTTTGTATTCTTGAGTCATGTCAGGCTCCGAAGATGATGAGGAACATGAAGGGGATGGCGAAGACCGCCATCACCCCGATGAGATCAGTGATGAGATGTTTCATCAGTCCACCTGTATGATTGCTGGGTTGACGAGAGTGATAGGCTGCTCGCTGAAGAGGCACACACTCATTGCTCCTTTGTCTTCTGTCTGAACGTCAAGCGTTAGGCAGAAGAAAGATCTGTCGCCAAAGCTGTGATGCTTTTGCTCTGTGTTGATCTTGGTGATGTTGTGGATGTTGAGCTGCATTTGCTTTCCCTCCTGAGGAAATGATTTTGAAACTCTGGTGAGCTTTGGTTTGCTTGGCTTTTGCGGCCATACTTTATGCCCCTTCCCTCCGCTCTCGGGCCAGTGCGTCGGCAGCATGCGGCAGGGGTGAAGCTTGCTGTAGGCAAAGAAAAAGGGCCAGCCGGTGAAGGCTGACCCTCTGTGGGTTACGCGATGTCGCGGGTGTCTTCGACGCCCTGAGTATTGGCGGTGGTGCCGAGGTCGGGTGCGATGCCCAGCGCCTTGAGTTCTGCGGCGATGTCGCTGGGGATGTCAGCGGGTTCGTCAACGCGGACGTTGGAGCGCTTGGTGCGACCGTAGGGCGTGTAGCTCTGGCCGTTGTCGTTGATGTAGGCGGCTTCGAGCTGGTCCATCAGGTTCTTGAGCGCCATGTCCTTGAGCTGTGCCGCTTTGGCTTCAGCGATTGCGCCTTTCAGGAACATCGTGCTGATCTCGTCCCCGACGTAGCGCTTCTGAGCTTGGCCGATGCGCTCGCGTGTCTGTGCAACGTAGGCTTCGGTGCCCTTGGGGCTGTTGATGAGCCAGTCGAGCTTGTCCATCAGCGCTTCGAAGATGATGCGGCGCTGGAAGGCCATCACGTCGGTGTGAACCCAGTCACCATTGCGCAGGACTTGTTCGTTCTGGGTCAGGGTCTCGGTGATTACTTCGATAAGGTTCTTCTGGGCTGCGGGCTTCTGAGCAATATTCTTCGTCATGT